ACCACGTCCACCGGCTCTCTGGCCAATGGGTGATCACCAGTTGATCTGGCATCGACGTAGGCCACGCACATCGCGTGCAGAGCCTCCTTTTCCCAGGCTTCATCCACCCGCCCTGAAACCGCCGCGAAGGCTTCTATCTCCGCGAACCCGGTCGGCGCTTCGCTCATCCCCGTCGAGCGGGTTGGCCCCAGCGCAAACATCGCTTCGAGCAGGTATTCTGCGCCGTCCAGATCGGGCAGGTGCATTTCGGCTCTGGCGTCGAACTTGCGTCCCTTTTTCGCAGCCAGGTCAGCCCGCTTTTGCAAGACCTCCAGCCGGGTCAGCTCCATGCCCTTGGGTTTCGCATGGAGCCACCCGTATTGCCGGGCCGCGAGGATCGCGGTGTCTACCCGTTTCCCAGGGCGTCCGCCTGTTCGCTCGCGAATTCGGCAATCTGCTTGGCGAAGGGATTGTTGCGCATCTCGAACTGGGGCTCGCCGTCCTTGAGGACCGGATCACCCGCCTCATCCCGCTTCACGCCCATTACCGGGAACGACAGGTCCAGGAACCGCTTGATGTCTTCGGGCTCGGCGGTCAGGGGCCTGTCGCCATGTTCGATATTCTCGAACCCCAAGATGAACGAAGCCGCGGTGTCGCACAGCTCGTTGTGGATATCCTCCATCACCCGGGCCTCATCGTCTCCCTTCTTGCCCTTAGAGGCAGCCATACGGGCTTTCTGGCGGGCGCGCTGCGCCTCCTGGGCGGATCGGGACGCCACGCCCCGGACGATGACGATGCAGGGTTTCTTTCCGTCAAAGATCGGCTCGCCAGTCTGGGGATCCTTGAGATGAAGCGGACTGCCAACTTCTGCCTTGGCGCGCATGTCGAATTTTGTGAAGTCCATTTTTTCGGTCCTTTGGCTCTTGGTTCGGGGGGTTCGGAAGTGGGCGCGCGGTACCGAACCAAAACCGCGCGCCCGTCCTTGCCTTGGGGGAAGCCCCCCCAGGCAGAGGATCACTGGTAGACGAAGGCGCTGTTGATCCGAATCGAGAAGGTCGCGCCCTTGTCGGTCGTGCCGTTGCGCTCGGTCTCCTGAAAGTTGGCGATCAGGCCCTGGAAGTTGACCTTTTCGCCGCCGGCATCCTCGACCTCGAACCAGACGGTGGTGTTCGCGTTCGCGAGATCGCGGATCGCGGTGTAGGTCGCGTCCGATGCGTCGTAGACCACCGCCACCTGAACCTCGCCGCCGTCCCTCTCGCCGGAAATGCGCTGAATGCGGCCTTCCTTGAGGATCGAGATCGAAATGGCGTTCGAGGTGTCGCCGAGCGCGCCGATGGTCTTGATGTTGCCCATCTCGAGGTAGGATTTGGCGTTGTAGTCCGACGCGGTGGCATCGGGGTCGCGGGCGGCCGTCACATAGGAGAGCATGCCACCGATCCAGCTGGTATAATCAGCCATGAGTTTGCCCTTTCATTGGCATTGGGAGACCGGCCCGCCGAGGGCAGGATCATCCGGTCAGGTTGGTAGATTGCCCGCTGTTCGCCCCGAAGGGCCGCCCGCGAGCGAGGGCAATTCGATCAGGGCGCGCCGAAGAAGCCCCTGGTGAAACCGCTCATGGAGCGTATCCGGCTTCTGAATTCTGCCGGGATTCTCGGAAGCCGTTTCGCGTAGCGGTCAGCAGACTTCCACGGCATCACGTCGAAGAAGTGCGGGATCGGCGACAGCGGGATGCCGCAGAGGACAGCGCGGTCATGTCCGAGATCCACCAGCGCGACCTTTGCGGCGTAGATGCCAGAGGTCATCGAGGCATCCTTGGACGCCTCATCGGTGCCGGGGAACAGCCAATCGGAAGTCGTTATATCAAGCCCGTCCTGGCTCCGCATCTTGGCGACGTCCTTGGGCGACGAAGCGATCAGCTTCGCCGCCGGAGAGAAGCCAGCCTGTTCCCGCGCTGCCAGCCAGCCCTTCGACAGCCAGTAGTAGGGGTGCAGCGTCACCCAGGCATCGAGATGGCGCGGCCAGATGGCTCCAGCGTCGTTGCAGGCGACCACAGCATCAATGGGCCCCGAATAGGCATCAAGGTCCTCTTGCAGGCATGCCGCGCCGCCCAGCACCAGCGCGGTGGTCATTCAGGCACCATGATCACGTCGCGGCGCGGGCGGTGCGCGACGCGATAGCCGAACGTCTCGACAATCCAGTCGACAGCTTCGCCCTTTCGCACGCCATACTTCTCGGACAAGCCCTTGTCCTCGATCATGATGACCGGTCGATAGTCGCGGATCGTCGCCGCGGCCCCGCGCAGCGCAGGCAACTCGAAGCCTTCCACATCCAGCGCGAGGAGGTCGCAGGCAGGCAGGCGAAGGCTGTCAAGCGTGATGACTGGCACGTCCTCGCCCTGCGTCAGATAGTGGGCCCCGATGTTCGCGGGCTTCCGGGCCATGCCTGATCGCCCCTTCTTCTCACCCAGCGCCGCACCGCGATACCGCACGTTGCCCGGCACGTTCTGCTTGAGGCAGTGCAGGTTCACGGGGTCGGGTTCGAAGGTCCAGACGGTCCGGAACAATCCCGCAAGGTGGCGAGGCCAGACGCCGCAATTGCCGCCGGCCTGCACGGCCAGCGCACGGCCAGCGCACAGAGAGACGGCGATATCAAGGTCACTCAGCGAGCTGAACACGACCGGATGGCACTCCCGATCAGATGCGGGCCATACGAGGCCCTGGCGGGTGGTCAGGTTCATGCGGCTCTCTCCCATGCATCCCGCGCCCAGCCGGGGCAGTCGGGCATCTTCCGGCGCCCGTGGAAGGACACCACCGACGCGCCCGGCGGCGGACCGGCCCGCGCATCCTTTTTCCAGCTGACCACCAGCCCAGGCGCGAACGGGCGAATTGGGACCGCGTTCGCGTGCATCACGTCCTCGATAAACGCCTGATCCCCGATCCGGCCATCGGGCCACGCGTCGTAGCGCCGGGCGTATCCAGCGGCATCCTGGACGAAGCGCCGGTAAATCTCCGAGCGGTCACCACCCCAGAACATGCACCCGCTGTTGAAACCCGGCCCGAGGAAGTCCTGCGTCATCCAGAATCCGCCGGCCGATACCAGAGGGTCCAGCGGGCCGACGATCAGGCTATCGAGATCAAGGTAGAGCACCCGGTCTTGGAACAACTCGCGCCGGAATAGCTCGATCTTGCTCCACCAGCGCGGCCAGGAATGCCGCAGGCCGATGCGATCACAGGGCACATGCACGTCCGACAGGCAGATGAAGTGGTGCGGGATCGTGAGGTTGTCCTTGACCTGCCGTTGCAGCCGAGTGACCCATTCAGGCCGATAGATGCCGCCTGATCGCAGGACACAGGCCACCGTCAAATTCACCGTCTGCCCTCCCACACGATCCGCACGCCCTCGCGCCAGTCGTCTCCGTCTGGAAAACCCGGCACCGCGTGGACATTGCCAGTAATCTCGACCGTTCCGCCGCCGAATACCGGCAGCCGCAGCCCTTTCGGGAACACCGCGCGCACCCGGTCGATCAGCTGGCGCCCGGCCACCGCCCAGGAATCGACCTGCGAAACCGCGATGACCTGCAGGTAACCCTCGGCCGTGCCTCGCGTGCCGCCGCCCTTCATCGTCGGGTCGTCGCGCATGGCCTCGATGACCTCGACGTCGAGATACGGCTTCGATCCTGCCGGGATCGTCTCATAGGGCGTGCCGTTCGCATCGCGCGGGCGCCGGTTCTCCCAGACGATGAGCGGGCGCGGGTCGAGGGTGGCAAGGCGCTGCCCGAGGGCGTTGCTGATGCCGAGGGTGGAGAGGGTCATTTCACCTCCGCTGCGCGCTTCTTCACGAACTCGCTGAACCTTTGCGCGTTCTTCCCGACGTAGTGGCGCCCGGGTTGCTTGTATTCCCGCCCGAGTGAGTCCGTTCCGTTGAAGCCAGCCTCGATCCGAAGGGCGTATTCCATCGTCCACTCGAATTCCAGGCGGTCACCCAGATCGTAGTCCGCGATGGCCGTCACATAAGATGTCGATCCGGCCTCACTTGATGCAGACCCGATTCCAGATTTCAGGCTCTTGATCAGATCGCCTTCGACGACAGGGACCCGGCCTTCCATCCAAGGCCCTTGGAAGTGCTTTGCAGTAACGCCAACCTGAGGGGTCTGCGCGGCCTCCATCACGTCCTGGATCGCCTCGGTCGCAATGTATCGCATGTTCCGCTTCTGGCGGTCCGTGATGTTGCGCAGCTGCGCCGTGAAGGGTTTCGCCATCAGTCCACCTTCGGAACCTTGATCCGGTAGATGCCGACGCACCGGCACCCGATGTTGTGCACAGGCCCACCCGCCCGGTCGCCCGGATACTTCATCCGCGTGCCGTCGGGGAAGACGAAGTCCTGCCCCTGCTCAATGATGGTTCCGTCCATCTCGACGTGATCGTCGCGCGGATTCTGTGACAGGTTGTGCTGCCAGCGGATCGTGGCCGTGGCGCCAAAGCGAGCTTTGATCTGCTCGATGCCCTCGTTCTGCCCGGCCAACGCCGCCTGATGCGCCTCGTTCTTTGCGATCCTCCTGGCGCGCGCGCCTATCGCCTTCGCCTTATTCGCCTCGATGATCCCGTCAATCTCGCGCCGAGTGAGCGGCCTGCCCTCTTTCAGCGCCTTGGCGATGGTACGGTCGCCATTCTTGTCTCGCGAGGTGTAGCGGCGGAGATATTCCTTGGTGTCTCCATTCAAAAGGTAGGACCGCTGGCGCATGATCGCGTCAGTCTGTTGAGCGTCTAGCCCAATCACTCCCCCGACCCTCTTCCGCCCAACGCGCCGTCCCGACAATTCCCGCGCCATGCTCTTATGCGACCGCCCATCGCGCAGTCCCGCCTCTACCACAGACTGCACCTTGCGAACGCCGTCCTCGATGTCACCGACCCCCTGGATCAGATCAGCTGTCATCCGCGACACCCATGCCGCCGCTCGGGGGTTGCCGGGATCGAACGCCCAGAGCGCACTGACCCCTGCGGGGGCGGCCTGTGCCGCTGCCTGACCGCCGACGACATAGGCCCCACGGATCGCCTCACGAAGGGGAGCGAGAAGCGCATCGTCAAGGCGAAGGATCTCGGCCGCCCGGCGCAGGTCTTGACGCTCAAGCGCCCGGATCAGTGCCGCTTCATCGACCAGCCCTGCCGCCTGCTGGATCGCCAGCGTGAAGGCATCGCGGACCGGCTTCACCTGCTGGCGGATCAGCGCGTTCAGACGGCGCGACTGACCGCTTGGGGTTCGGGCCATTGTTCAGCCTCGCGATTTCGGAAGGTATCAGTCGTCGCGCGTTTGCGCGCCCAAAAAGCCCAGCCCGTAGGCCAGCCCAATCGCCCTGTCAGCGGCCTCGAAGGCTTCGCCTGGCATCCATGCCACCAATGCCGCATATGGCCAGTGGCCAGCCTCGATATGCGCCCAGATCAGGCAGAGCTGTGCCGGGCTGGTTATCGCGGCGATGCGGGCGAGGTCGGCGGCGGTCAGTTGCTCAGTCCTCCAGCGTGATCAGGTACGAGATTGGTTCGCCCGCATAATCTTTGCGCTCGACAGTCTTGATCGTGGCGAATTCCGTTGCCGCGTCAACCTCCGAAGACGGCACGAAGACAGCGATCAGGTCACCCTTGCGCGGCGCAGTCTCTGTGGCGGGGATTGTCAGCTGCGTGATGATACGCCCGGTCAGCCGCTTGTTCTCGTCCCGCTCCTTAACCTCGCTTCGATACAGCAGGACATCGAAGTCGACCGGATCGGGAGTGGCAACGTCATCGGCAGCATCCCCCGATCCAGCAACCTCCCAGGGATTTTCAGGCCCCGGATTTCCGCCGCTGTCAGACAGCGCATCGCCCGGTCGGCGCAGGGTTGAATAGACCACAGCCCCGGTTCCGACCTGCTCGTGCACCTCGACAAACGCAGCACGGACCTCTGCGGCGATGGATGAGCCGGTCATACGACGTAGGCCCCTGCCACGGTGATCAGGTAGGGACGCAACATCGCCTCGATCTTCGTGCTGACCAGTGTAGCGGCGTCGGACCCACTGGCGTCACCGCGCACCGTCCACTTGATGTCCCCGACCTGCGTCAGCACCTTCTGCTGATCCGGGGTATAGACCTTCGTCCAGAAGCCCGGCGTGGCCAGTTCCAGCTTCGCGGCCTCGTAGGTCGCGGCGTCGACAATGGCATCATCCACGGTCAGGGCAGAACCGAAGCGGTTGACGTAATGGTAGGCGATGTAATCCTGCGCACGCACGAGTGCCGCCGCGCTTGCCGCATCATCGACCACAGTGTCGCCACGGGCCGCGGCGTAGGTGATCCATCCGGCGACTGTCGCGGTCATCAGTAAACAGCCTCGGCTTCTGCAATGCGATCCCGCAGCGTGTCAGCGCCGATGCGGGGGCCGTATTCAACCCCAAGCGCATCTGCGCGGGCCTTGAGTGCGTCGAGATCGTCGTTGACCGGCACCTCTGCTGCACCGGTTTCGACCAGTCGGCCCTCAACCAGATGATCCTTCACCGAAGGCAGCGCCTTGAGGCCGCACAGGGTGTCGTTGTCGACGTCGAGCGACCCGCCCGCCGGCACGATCATGCCCGGTTGCAGACCGATATCGCTCCGGGTCGTGTTGGTGATCTTCATGGGTTCGTCCTCGGTTGATGTGTCGGCGGGCCAGCGAACCGCCCCGCCGAAAGACGGGTCAGATGCCGTCCACGTAGGACACCGCCTTGGGCAGGCGGATATCCAGGCCGCCGATGCGGAACGCGCCAGGCACGACGAACTGGAAGCCTTCTACCTGCACCGGGAAGAACCGGTGCACCATCGGAACGTGCATCTTCAGCACGTCCGGCGCGCGGCGGTAGGCGATCATGCGTGCCGTCGACCCCGAGCCAGCTGCGGTCAGACCACGCTTGCCCCGGATCATCAGCGGCTGACCGGTCTGCGCCGTGTAGACGTTGGCTTTCTGGATGTAGGTCAGGATGCTGTCACCCGTATCCGTCATCCGCGTCGAGGCGATGTATTGCAGGCGCGGCGTCGGAAGGATCAGCGTGTCCGCCAGCTCCGTCTCGTTCGTCGCCGTGACGATGCCGATCAGGATCGCGTTGATATCGCGCACGATCTGATCCGGGGTCTTCGCAGACCAGAGCGCCGAGGAACCGGTACCATCCGCCGTGGCTGTCGTCGAGGGCACGCCAGTATAGCTGAACAGCCCTTCGAAGTTTTTGTCTGCGTCGCCGGTGAGGGCGATGTTGTAGACGAACTGCTCATAGGCCCGACGCGCGATCCGGGCCTTTTCGCCATCAAGAGCAACGCCCAGAAGGCGGGCCTGGTTGACCTCTTCCCAGCCGTATTGGTAGCCGATGCCAGCGGTGTAGACCATCGTCTCGTGCTGGTTCATCTGCGTGCCGACGACCGGGACGTCCTTGGCGTTCCCGTTGAGCCACTTTGCTGCGCCCGCGCCGTCCATCGAATAGTAGGTAACGGACTTCACGAACTCTCCGGCGGAGGTGTCCACCGGCACGAGCGAAGCATAATCCAGCTCGGGATATTTCAGCGCGTAGACGCCTGCCTCGATGTGCGAGGTCTGCTTCTGCGCGAAGCCCAGAGAGGCCTGCATGGCGTCGCTGAACTGTTGGCCAGTCATTGCGTTCATGGTGGAGCCTCCTTAGCTCGCGCCGGCAGTGCAGCCGCCGTCCAGGTCAAACCGGATCTTGGCGAGCGCGCCGTTTGCCGCACTGGAATCCCAGCGGGCATCGTTGATCTTGATGGAGCCGTCCGAGCCAGCGTCAGCGTTCGAGAACGTGCCGTTGGACACGAGAACCCAGACGCCATCGCCCGCCGACACGCCACCGGCATCGGTGACCGTCACCCACATCACGCCTTTGCGCATCAGCAGCGCGCTGTCGTATTGGGCGAAGGTGTCGTCGGTGACCGACTGATCGCGCACCGTGATACCGACGATCACGCTGTCGCTGTCCGCGATCTCGTCGCACTGGTCATCGCCGGTGCCCTGGATCACCGGAACGGCGAAGCCGATCCCGCCGGACGTCTCGACGTCGCGGCTGATCAGCACGTTCGGCTCGGTGTTGGCGATCATGCCCGCGAAGGCGGCCGCCATCTCCGTCGAGTAGGTGGATTGCACAGCCATGATCAGGCCTCCTTCTGTGCTGCACCGCGGTACGCGGTGGAAACATCAGCGACATGTTTCGCATAGGCCTGATCGGCCTCGTTGGCATCGCCGACGAGCTTCGGGCCGCCGTTCATCGCCTTGGCGAACGGGTCACCCTTCGCGGCATCCTCGGCCAGCACGTCGAAGCGGGCCTCGATGTAGGCGTCGGACTTTTCGGTCACGGCCTTGTCGCCCAGCTTCGCCTGCACCACCGCCTTGCGGATCGCGGCGTCGGACAGGCCTGCGGTCTTCACGTCCTTCGCGATGGCCGAGGCCTTGCCGATCAGTTCGGTCCGGTCGGCAACGCGCTTGTCGAGAGCGGCATCGTCAAGGATCTTCTCATTCGCGGCGTCGAGCTTGCCTTTCAGGGTCTCGATCTCGGCGTCCTTGGCGGCGATGGCCTTGTCGTGCGCCGCATCCTTCTGAGCGAGGGCGGTATCCTTGTCCGCGATGGTCTTGTTCAGTTTTTCGAGCGCCTGCGCGCCTGCGTCGGTCGTCTCGACGGAAAGGCCGTCGATCAGGACCGTGCGAGTTTTCACGGCGTCTGCCATGTTCACGTCCTTTCGGTCGATTGTGATGGGAGAAGCGCCCCACCGCGCCTGCGCATCGTCACCGATGCGAAGCTGCTCACCTCCCCGCGCACGGTCCACAAGCGCAAGATGGTTGATCCTGATGGGCCCGGTCTGGACCGCCTGATAGGCCGTTCCGTCTGGCGCCGTGCCGTCTTTCATCTCGATTGGCGTGGTATAGCCCATGCTGATCTCGCGCAGTCCGTCCCGAACTGCCTTGATGGCGTCGGCATCCATGAGGGTCAGCGAGACACGGATGAAGTCGCCGTCCCGCGCCACCTCCTCGCCAACGTCGCCCACCGCATAACGGCGCCAATTGTCCGCCGTGACCGGCTCGTTCGGATGCCCAACCGTCACCGGCTTGTGGGCGAAGGTCGCCATGCTGGCCTTGTCGAAAACCGCCGCCTCTGGCCGATAGACCCGCACGATGCCGTCATCGGCAAGCCCGACCTCTGCTGCCAGATAGTCCTGGCACCCCGTCCGGGCGCAACGGACCGTAGCCACCAGATAGCCGTCCGCCGTCATGCGGGTGCCGACGATGGGCGCCGCGTCGGTGAAATGCTGGTCGGTCATTCTTCCTTGATCCCCTCCGCCCACCTCGGATTGACCTCCTCGAAGATTTCGGGGCCGAGGACGATCTTTCCGCGATACGGCTCGATGTCCCCGACAGCGGGGCTATCGGCGTCGTAGCTGATGGTGATGTGGGGCTGGTATTCCGGGTGATCCCACGACGCCCCTTCGCGCTTCATCTCCTCGTGCCGCCACGACAACTCGGACGATACGAACAGAAGAACTTTGGCCTCGCCGAACCGATCCATGAGCCGCGCGCCGCCAGCAGGCACTTCGATCTCGTCAGTCCACGATTGCCCGACCTTCATCCAGTCCACGGGCTGGCGCGAGAATGCGACAGTGACGTGCATGTCATCCACTGGAAGCGTGGTCTTGAAGCCCTGCGACTTCGCCCAAGCGATGATCTCTTCAGCGTTCAGAACGTCACGCCGGACATAGAGCGTGCGCGGCGCTGCATCCGCTGTCATCGGGTCAGCCGCAGGCGGCGGGTCGTTGTCATCGTCGCTGCCGAAATCCGCGCTGCCGAATTCCTCGAACGCCGATTCAAGGCCCGGAAATGCTCCGCACTCGGTGAGCACGTTGACGGCCGTGGTGGCGATGACCTCGGGCGCCAGCACGTCCATTCCCATCAGCCGCTCCAGCGAGAGGGTCAGCTTGTCGGCGTTCTCCGCGACCTCTTTCGCGCTCTGCTGCCACAGCGGACGCCATGTGAAATGCAGCTCTTCCGGCCTGTTCCCGAGGGCGGAACGGATCAGGCACTCATCCAGCACCGACATGGCGGGTTCCATGTCAAGGGTCTGCTCCTGTCTGATGCGGTCGTAGTAGGTCCGCATGTCGCTCTCGCCGGTTGAATTCAGACCGGCTGGAGACATGGCGAATAGCCGCGTCATGGGGATGCGCGCCGCAGCCGATGCAACCTGCATGAACCGGTCCATGATGTCGGGCAGATTCGAGAAATTGGCGCTCTTCTGGTCGTATTCCTCGGCCTCATCCATCAGCAGAGCGCCGTTGATGCCCTTCGACACGGCGGCCAGTCCGAACCGACGCAGCACCAGATTCTCGTATTCCTGCCCGCCCGTCTGCAGGTTCGACATGAAGTCCTTGATACGGATCACGTCGACCTTCGCCTCGAATACGAGGGCCGCGACGTTCGCCACCGTGGCGTCGAGATGTTTCACCTTCTCCAGCACGGCTGTCAGCACGCTGTCACCCCAGCCCTGGAACGATTGCCGCAGGCTGCTGTCCGGCGGGTCCTCGCCGCGGAAGATCGCCAGCCGTGATGGGTGGATGCGCACCGCCGTCCCGTCAAGCGGCTGCATCGTGTAGGAGACCGGAAATCCGAAACCGGGCAGGCGAGGATCAAGCTGCAGTTGATCCGGGGCAAGCTCGTTCATGTCGAGCGGCGTCAGGTACTGCAGCCCGCCGCGCCCGACGCGCCCGGGGTCAAGCGGGGCCTCCAGGTCGACGTCTCCCGTGCCGATGTAAATCGCCGAGCCGCCAAACAGCCTTGCACGGATGCGTGCGTCCATGACGAGACGTTGCACCCCGAGCCGCTTTTCCTCGGCTTCCAGCTTGCTGATCTCGTTCGCCTCCGCCTGCCACGCACGCCACTCTCGACAGCTGTCCTCTGCCGGCATGTCGATGATGTTCTTCGCGATGGCCGACGACCGATATGCCGCCAGCAGGTCGCCCCGGCTGAGGAAGTCGAGCGTGTAGCCGTTGGCAAACGACTTGTCGCGGGACGTTCCGAGGTTCGCCACGAGGTTCTGGAAGCCGTCTGTGACGCGCTGCATGATCGTCATATCGCGCCCTCGTAAGTGAAGATCGGACCACCCAGTAGCTCGGCCACGGCATCCATCAGGGGATCAACCTGGTCGTCGTGGCCAGTGCCCAACCCATCGAACATCTGAAGCTCCGCCCGCAAGGACGGCGTGAATTCCGCGTTCTTTGGCAGCCAGACCATGCCGGTTGCGATCCACGGCGCAGCGTCCAACCCGCGGGTGTATTTGTCCCGGTCGCGCTTGATGCCGGAAACCGGAATTCCCTTGCGGTGCAGCGACTGGATCAGGCCGGTCCCGGACACCTTGTCCTCAACCTTCAGCCCTCGGACAATGCGCCCGGCATCCCGATGCTTTTGCCAGAATGCCAGCGCGGTCTTCTCAAGGTCCGGCGCTTCCCATTTGCCCCGCACCTGATCGACCAGATACGCGGCGCCGCCTGACTTCCCCCAGAGCTGGAACACGCTGTAGTCGTTCCGCTCGCCGGTCTTCTGCGCCGTGTCCGCGAACATGACGAAGTGGTCGATCTTCGGCAGCTCGACCCACCAGCGGAAGCCGTCCATATCGAACAGCGCCCCCTCGATGCTGACCGGACGCTGCATGTATTGGCTGGCAAAGGTGTAGGCGTCCGCCTTCAGGATCTCGATCTCGGCCGCGCTGTGCTTATCCGGCCATAGTGGCCCGTCCGGCAGGTCGTGTTCGACCGGGATGCCGTGCGTCCATTCCATCGGATAGTCTGCACTCCGGTCCATCAGCACCGGCAAGTCGAGGTGGTGCCACTTTTCGCCGGTTCCGCCGGTAAGAAGGTGCCCCACGAAATCCTCGGAATGCAGCCGCTGCATGATGACCACGATTGGCACGCCATCGTGCGCCAGTCGGCTGCGGAATGTGTTGGTGGCCCGCCGATTGACCGCCGTCCGTTTCGTCGGGCTGAATGCGTCATCCGGCTTCAAAGGGTCGTCGATGACCAATGCGCCGGTGAAGCGGGTCTTATCCATGTAGCCAGCCCGGAAACCCGTGATCGGTCCACCTGCCGCCTTGGCCAGCATCCCCCCGCCTTGATTCGTCTTCCAGCGGTCCTTGGCGCTGGTGTCCGCCTTGATCGTAACCGTCGCCAGTTCCGCGAACTCTGGCAGCTCGATCAGCGTCTTGATCTTGTCGCTGTTCTCGCGCGCCAGATCGTCCGAGAACGTGCCGTGGATGAACCGGGCCGCCGGGTTGATCGCGAAACCGCGGGCGATGAAGTTGACCACCGCCTCCTCGGTCTTCGTGTAGCCGGGCGGAAGCGTGATGATCAGTCTGGAAATCTCGCCTGCCAGTACGCGATCCAGCGTCTTGCCCATGACGGCATGGTGCGGGCCGTCGATGAACTCCATGCCTTCGCGGAACGGAAAGAAGAACCGCGAGAAGCCGAGTGTGCTACGCCTCGCCCACTCCCTCCTGATCTCGTGCTTTGTCGGTAAGGCGTTCAAGCTGGGCAAGCTCCTCGTCCGACAGGTTGGTGAGGTTGATGGCCGCGCGCGGCGTCATGGAACCGTCCGGGCTAGTGTGCTCGACCTTGTTCGGGAACATGCCGAGATGCTTGCCGATCTTCTCCAGAGCCGAGAGCTTATCGGCGAGCTTGAACTTGATCCGGCGTACATCCCGAGCGTCTTCTCCACGGCCGTCCTTGAAGTCTTCGACCGTGACCTCCGCAAGCGCCGCAGCTTGGTCCCGGGTCAAAGCGGAGAAATCGAGATATGGATCGCCATCCGGGCTCGCCCGCATATAGTCCTGCATGTTCGCGAAGCCGACCTTGGCCAGCTCTTCGAGCACACGCTCCTGCGTAATTTCGACCTTCTCGGACAACGCCACGCGCCGCTCGGAGATCGCACTGGAGATGTCAGGTTTCGTCAGGTTCTCTGCGCCGACGCTTCTCGCCGTCTTCGCGCTGTATCCGGACCTGATGGCCGCCTGTGTCGCGTTGAGGTCGATCAGATATTCCTCGACGAAACGCGCCTGTTTCGCCGTGAGCGTCATGGCGTCGTTCTCCTGTCAGTTGGTATTCCCGCCTCCCCCATTCGGATCAAGCTTATGACCCACCGGGTCCGCCTCGCGATCCGTTGACGCCTGCGCGCATGGGGGATGACCGGCGCGGGTGTGCCGGTTGGGAGAGCGAGGCGGGAATTGCAGTAGCACCGGAGCTGCCTGCGGTTTTTGACCGGCGCCGATACATCGCCCGGTTTACCCTTCGTCCGCTGTCTATGGCTCGGCTCTAGGTACGGGGTCACGATCTGCATACCGCATCTTGCGCTATCACGCAACATTCTGCTTTCGGACCCTGCCGACCGTACAATCGCCCTTCATGCCCGTGCCAATCATCTGCCACCAGACCCGCCCATTGCGGACATCCAGGACGTCGACAGACAAGCCATCCAGGGGACCACCCTCAAACACCGCCACATCACCTCGCTCGACCTGGTACATCTGCGCCATCATCTCGGCCTTCGCAGCAGCCATTTCCTCGGCTCTGGTCGGCAAACCCTGCACGGCGCGGATCACGTCCGCAGGCAGGTCGATCGGCCGTGTGCCGTAGCAGAACACGCCGGTGATGATCCGCCGCGCCTTGAGTACGTCCCACTGCGGCAGATGCTGGAACTTTGCGTAGACGATCTGCGTGACGGTCGGATGCTCGGTAACGATCTTCTTGCCTCGCTCGAAGCGCTCGCGCTCTTCCATCGGGCAGAAGGCGAACACGCCGTCAGCGCGCAGCATCGCGATCCGGGATTTCTCCGCACCCGGGGCGACGCGCAGCGCGTGCCATCTCGGCTTGTCCAGTCGGTCACCGACAATGCCGCGGGGCTTCTCCCACGACACAACGTCGCCAACCGCGATCTGATCATATTTCATGGCATGGCCCCACATCGGGACCGCGCCGGGTTCTGGCAGGGAGAGGATACTTCCGACGGGAGGCCGGGAGCAAGTAAATTCAGGAAATCCTGGTTATTGCGACCCTCTGTCCAACGGTCCTGACTTGAAATTTTGCCCCCATCTTCCGACCGATTACACGGCACCTTGTCTTGGCGCGCCTCGCCTTATCGCCCTCAAACCACTCCGTCTGCCCGATTGTCATCGACCGAAACGGATAAACTGGCTTCGAAGGATCGATCCTGTCTTGCCCTAGAACAAAAGTCATTCTGATGGTCTCATATGGGGGTATGTGAAAAGTATACCCAAGACGCCATAACATCAAGACCATCTATTTTTCCATTTAATTATTTATTTATGACCCCTCTGACTGTCAGTCAGGGAGGGGTAAGGGGGGGGGTGAGTATAAATAAATAAATAAATGAAATAAATACTACATTCCCTTACAGAACAGCCACTTAGCAACGATATTTTTCAATATCAAGATCAAGGAAAAAATGAAGAAAATATGCCCGACGCGAGCGCCGGGCATCCAAATTACACTTTATAGTTGTGCTGCATATTCAGCCATGCATTGCCGGCATCATGATCTATCCCCCGCCTGCCCCTTCCTCAGGAAAAATTCTTCCGCATATTTCGCACCAACATACCATGTCGGCGGGCGGCCGCGACCAGTCACGGGAGGCATCCACTCGATCACCTTCCCGCTGTCCTTGAGCGCCTCCATGATCGACTTGGCCACCATGGCGTTTACGAATATCCCCTGGAACGAGGTCACCATATCGGATCTCTTGCACCCTGCCGCGCCCCTCGCCTCGATGAATTCCATCACCCTGTTAAGGTCGCGATGGCTGGCGTTCTCGACATAGTATCGGTCGATCGCGGCTATCATGTAGATGGCTGACCAGTGCGCGACATCCAGCCCAAGGTTGTAATCTTCGGCGGTGATCGTCGGCCCAACAGGTTGCCGCCCGAGCGCCGATATCATCGCGACCTTCATGCCGTTCTCGCATATCCGCTGGATGATCGACGGAGCGCCGGGCAGCTTCATCCGCGATGCTCTTTCGGCATGTCTCTGAAACAGGCTTCTGTCCTGCATCCATGTCTCCCAGATACCGGGATCGAACTTCACCGCCTGGCATACGAATCCGCCAAGATTGCCGCCGCTCTTGCACGCGTCGATCAGGTTCGTGATCATGTCCGCGACCATAGCGGCGCGGCCCTGATCCGGTGTCTGGGTTTCAGTCGCCCCAATCGGGATCATGACGAAGCGAGCCAGAAGACCATCGTTGAAGCTGCGTCCGTCAATGCTCTCCCAGAATGCCTCGTGGGTCGACACGCCGTAGACGCATAGGTGCGGCTCCACGATGTCCTGCCGATCCTGGGTGGCATAGGCCTTGCCCCTGTAGGTTCCGCTGGCGGCGCTGTAGAGGTCTTTCAAAATGCGTCCGATGTCGCGCTCATGTGAGGCTGCGCGAGGCGCGAGAACGCGCCTGATGACGTCCCCGAACTCATCCACATTGAACAGCTGCGGAACATGGCTAGACACTTCCTTGAGGATCGCGGACCCGGATGTGAAATCCGACCCTGCCAATCTGTCATCGACGCCGCATCGCGCCATCATCTTCGACATGGCACCCATAGCCGATGACTTCCCGGCTCCGGATTCCGCAGTGCCAATCACGTAGATATTGGTCCGAAGGCCTGTTTCCGCAATCTCGACCATTCTCCCCATGAGGACACCGAGGGCCGCCACGGCCGCCCCGAACGCGCCCTGCTCGCTGCGCATGTTCGCGCTCTCGTCGATGAACAGCGTGGCTTCGCGCAGTAGACCGGTCAGATCGCTCTCGAAGTCCTGCACAGGAAATGGCGGGACGTGCTCCGGGAAAGCATCCCGAAATTCCCTCTGGCTGGTCGGTTGGATCGGTTTGGGTCGGGCGCGACCGCATTTGCGCTCCATGAACCTCGATGCGCTGCGCGCTGCCGTCATCTCGACGGTTCCAGGATCGACGGAAATGTCCTCGATCGGCATTCGCTCCGTCTCTGCCGATTCCACTTCGGGCCTGCGGGCGACGAGTGCCGCCATAGCCTCGGCCGACATACCCAACTCGGGCCGGATATACTGCTTCAGCCAATCGGCAGCCTGTGTGAATCCGTTTTCCGGATCGACGCTCATCCATCGGCACACCAGATTGATCGGCGTGAACGGTTCGTCTGTCCCGAAGTCCCGGATCCCGGTAGGGACGATCCGCAGGTTTGGGTTTCTCTCGGCTTGTGGACGCCCGCTGCCGCTGCCTCGCCACGTCGCGACAGCCTCCCATGCTCCGAACCCGCGTTGCCTCGTCTTTGGCAGACCGAGCGCGGGAAACCACTGATCTATCGCGCCCGGCTCCATTGCCCTGTCATTAATCGACCTGCCCAGCGGCTTTTCCAGATCATGAGACGTGGCTGGATACTCAACCCTTCCGACCAATGATGTCCGTGGAGCCTGCTGCGTCAGCCCCATCCCCGATAGCGCCACATCCAGCACGTCAAACTCGGCCCGCCCAAAAACCGGCAGATCGGAGATATCGGTATTTTCGAGCGTATCCGGCGTCAGCCATCGGTATGGCTGGCCGGTATCGGGGTGGATCGTCGGGGGCAGGACGGACTGCGTGCCATGAAGCAGAAGCTCGATCACCGGGAACCGGGACGACTTTCCGTCCGCGCCCTTCACGTTCGGGTCATACCAGCGCACGCGCGCCGGAAGGCCATCCAGATCGCCGCCGGGCCGATAGTATCCCATCCACCCCTTGGCCCCCTTCCGACGCACCGGAGACAGCTCCACCGCGCCGCGCAGGGCTGTAGCCACGTCTTCCCGGTCGGTATCGAGATCCAGGCCGATGACCGCGCCGTGCGCCACGCAGACGCCCGCATCTGGCCAGTCCTCCCACTTACCGTGAACAAACTCCGGCGCGAGGGCATCGCAATACTTCTGCCAGCCCGGCATCGGCCGCCACCCGCCATCGCGATACTCACCCGGCACCTTCGTACCCGGCCCAACCGGCATGACGTGGTAGCCATTTTCGCGGTAGTTGGCGGCGACAGCGTGATAAGGGGAGGTCATCGCGCCCTCAGAACGGAATTTCGTCGTCGGCTATGGCCTGCATCTTCGCGGCGATCTCTCGAAAGCAGATCAACCGAAACCGGTTCCATTGCTCCACAGTCAGTTTGGCCAGATCGCTCTGACCGATGCTATCGAGATAGGCCCCGGCCTCGGCGCCGGTCTTTTGCACGGCGTCAGTTTCGGTCTTGTCGCTCACGGGTCCGCTCCTCAGGTAGATGTGCGCGCAGCGGTCAGAACAGACCTGCGCCAGTTGTTCGTTGCGGCGGCTGATCGTGACGGCCCCGCCGGCCCGCCGGCAGACCGGGCACGGGTATCCGGGCATAGACGTCACCAGTATGCTCCCCGCACGTCCGCTTCCGGCTCACCGCTCTCCTCGATGTCAGCATCTCGGACGAGGTTCGTGGCTCCGACGATGATCCCGGAATTCTTGCCGGCCGCCTTGGCAATCGAACCTGCCGACTGACCGCGCGCCCTGGCCCTGATCCATCCGATCAGCTCATTGTCCCGCTCGCGAGACACGGGCTTGATGACGATCCTGCTCATGCCGCCACCCTCTGCTCTCCGCCACGCGTGCGGGTCAGGTTCCAGAACTTGCCTTCGCGCCTGATTACGGCTTCGCTCGGAACGCGGATCTCGTGCCTGCGGTCGATTGCCTCCGCCACGTCTTTTGGCGGCGTCGTGCCCGCGTTCTGTGCCCACCACTTGATCGCTTCCCGGCGCGGAAACCCGCTGTGCTCGAAGCAGACCCATTCCTTGATGACCTTGCCGTCGATCAAGTATTCGGCGCGCATGGAGACCGGCCGACCGTCGCGCGGAACATGCCGAAATACGGCGAAGTCCTGCACCGTTTGCCAGTTATCTTCGGCGGTCAGGTTCATGATCGCCTCGGTCGTGGCCTCTCGCTCGATCTTCGGCTCAGGCGGCGGAAATTCGTGCCCGCAGTCCGGACACTCCATCTGGCCGATGAACAGGATCGACCCGCAATCCGGGCACGTCTTGGCCGGTACCTCGCCCTTCTCGGCGTCCGGGTCTTTCGCCCGGCCAGGCGCGTCCGCAACGCTGATCGCATCTACGGGACCGTGTCGCATGACGTTCCCGGCGTAGTCCAGCACGAGGCCGTTTTCCTTGCCCTCCGCCGTACGCATCGCGCGACCTGCCATCTGCATGTACAGCCCAGTCGATTGGGTCGGGCGCAGGAAGGCCAGCAGGTCCGTCGCGGGCGCGTCAAATCCGGTCGTCAGCACGTTGACGTTGGTGATCGCTCGCAGGCGTCCAGCCTTGAAGTCGGCCAGGATTTGCGCCCGCTCACCCGCCGGGGTCGCTCCTGTCACCATCGCCGCGCTGATGCCTTGCTTGACCAGTTCGTCCCGCACGTCCGCCGCGTGATCGACGTTGATGCAGAACAGCAGCCATGACTTGCGCTTCTGCCCGAGGCCGATGATCTCGGAAACCGCCGCGCGTGTCACGTCCTGCGTGCCGAACCGCGCCGCCATCTCACCCTCGATGAAGTCACCGCCGCGCGTGTGCAGCCCCTTCGTGTCGAAGACGAAGCTGGGCGACTTGCTGATCAGCGGCGCGAGATACCCACGCTTGACCAGCATCGGGATCGGGATGTCATAGGCGATGCCGTCGAAGATCGCGCCGTCGCCCTGATCCAGGCGACCGCTGTCCAGTCGAAACGGCGTGGCGGTCAGCCCGATGACCTTGAGGGCCGGGTTTATCTCGCGCAGACCCTCGATAAAGGTCTGGTATTGCGTCGAGCTATTCCGCGGAATCAGGTGCGCCTCATCGACCAGCAGCAGATCCACGAAACCGAACTGCGCGGCCTTCTTCGCGACCGACTGGATGCCGGCGAAAGTGATTGTCCTGCCCGTCTGTCGGCGCGACAGGCCAGCGCTGTAGATTCCTGCCGGTGCGGTCGGCCACATCCGCATCAGCGCCTGACAGTTCTGTGCGATCAGCTCCTTGACGTGCGTGGCGGCGATGACGCGCGTTCCGGGCCAGTCCTGCGTCGAGCGGCGGATCAGTTCGGACAGGATGACGGACTTCCCGGCCCCGGTCGGCGCGACCACGAGAGGGTTGCCCCGACCGCTGCGGAACCAGTCGAATGTGGCGTCGACGGCTTCGGCTTGGTAGTCACGAAGTTGCATATGCCGCATCCTCTCCGATCAGGGAGACGGCGCGCTCCTCGGCTTCGGTCAGGAATTTCGCGGCTTGAGCGGCGTATTCCGGCTTGAGTTCGACCCCGAGATAGCGGCGACCCATCTTGAGCGCCTGAAAGCCGGTCGAACCGATGCCGTTGAAGGGATCGAGGACCAAATCTCCGGGATTGGAATAGAGGCGCAGGCACCGTTCGATCACATCAAGCTGCAAGGGGCAGATATGCCGCTCATCCTCTGATCCGCGCGCAATTCGCCCATTCAGAACGTTGCCCTGCTGGACTGTCATCCACACCGGCGAGGCAAGCTCCTGCCATTCGCTCACGGGAAGGTCTTCCGGTTGATGTGTGATCGGCTCCGGGTTCGGCTCATCCTTGCGGAAGAACAGCATGTAATCAGGCATGCCGACCCGGCTCATGGCGCTGTCTTTCTTCAGCTGCTTGTAGAGCAGGCCGAGTGCCTTGGTACGCTGCATCTCGACCACCGGATCCTTCCAGATGGTGCATCGCGCATGATAAACGAAGCCTGCCGCTCGGTGTGCCTGGATCAAATCGCCGGAGAAATCATGCAGGCCGATGAACCCGTCCTTGCCCTTCCTGGTCGGAAGGTCTGTGCAATGGACGCAGACAATCCGGCCCGGCTTCATGGCGCGATATAGATTCTCTGCGAAATAGCGGTAGTGCGCCATAAATTCGTCATGCGAGCCGCAGTTGCCCATGTCGCGCTCGCTGTCGCTGTAGACGAACAGATCGGAGAACGGCGGCGAGAAAATCGCGCAGTCGATCATGCTTTCCGGCAGGCCGGCCAGGACCTCGATGCAGTCGGCATTGTAGAGGCCGAAGTTGCGGCCCTCGAATTCCGGTTTCATGCGGCTGTTCCTTTCAGAAAGTCGGGAAGATCCACGGCAGGAGCGCGTCCATACTTGCGGCGCCCCCTTGCTCGCTGGGCGCCGGTCATGGCTTTCGTCATCGCGAACTTCATCCGATCATGATCGGCCGCTTTGCGCTGAACGTTGCGCCAGATGCCCTCCTCGGTCTCGGCAATGACTATGTGCGCGGTCACCTCTTCGGTTTGCCCGAAGCGCCAAGACCGGCGGATGGCCTGGTAGTATCGCTCGTATGAGTGCGATAGGCTGGCGAAGACCTGACAGTGGCAGTGCTGCAGGTTAAGTCCAAAACCGGCCAGCTTTGGTTTGGTCACAAGCACCGCCGCATGACCCGACGCGAAACTGTCAAGAGCGGCCTCCTTGGCGTCGATGGGCATGCTGCCCTTGACCTCCACCGCCCCCTTGATCGCCTCGGTCAGTGCCGCGCTTTCGTCGTCCCGCTCACACCACACGATGACGTAGCCGCGATGTTCGCTCGCGATATCGGTGGCTCGGGTGACACGCTCAAGAAAAGTCCGCTGCTTCTCGGCATGCATGTCCGTGGCGGACCCGCTCGGAACGCGGAACAGCGCATCCCCGGCACCGTCCAGCAGATCGACGCCACAGACATGCAACTCGGTTTTGAGGGGCGGAAGGATGAAGCCGGTATCGTCTCCACCAAGGTCGGACGGCATGCTGGCCGCCCGCGCCCAAGATGCCACCCACGACCAGAAATCCTCAACAGCATGCCCTTTGAGCCGCCAATTCTGGGACGCCGTGGTGGTGTCGTTGATGAACCAGCGGCACAGCATTTCCATGCTGCCCATCACCCCAAGAAATTCGGCGTGCTGACCGATCTCCATGTGATCGTTTGGCGCCGGCGTCGCGGTCGCTGCGAGGCGGTAGGGGGTGCCTCTGAATGCCTCGACCAGCGCACGCTTGGTGCTTCCGGTGAAGCTCTTGAGGATGCTGCTTTCATCCAGCACCACCGCTCCGAACCGCGACACGTCCAGCTTGCCGAGGCGTTCGTAGTTCGCGATCACGACCCCCGGCGCGCCATGCATGTCCGCGTCCTCGCGGATCACGGCTGCGTCGACGCCAAAGGCCTCGCACTCGCGCTGCATCTGCCTGGCCACCGCCAGAGGGGTCAGGATCAGGGAGGGCTTGCGGGTCTCGATGGCACACTCGTCAGCGAATACAGCCTCGCACCCACTCTTTCCGAGGCCGGTATCGAGGAACAGGGCCGCCCTGCCCTTATCCAGAGCGAATTCCACGGCGGTTCTCTGGTGTGAAAAAAGACGCGACGGCAGGGTTTCAGGCCGGAAGCCGGACGACTGCGCTGCCGTGCCCTTCCCGGCGATGAAATCCAGATACGCCTTGCGGTCAAACATCGGCCAGCTCCGCCTCGGACGCGCGCAGCGCCATGATCATCGCCGACATCGAAAGCGTGTTGCTTTCCTGCGCGGGCTTGATGCTGATCACCGATGCGCCGTCAGCGCGGGCATCGACCAGCAGGCAGATTTCTTCTCCTTGCATCCCGGCGACAGCCCCGGTCAGGTACTTGCTGCTGATTGCTCCGGTGAAGGGTGCGCGACCGGTTGCCTCCATTTCGGCGCGCCCGGCATGAACGACACCGCCGATGGCGCGCTGCCCCCGCATCACGACCGGCTCACCCTCGGCCACCCGCAGGATCAGATTCCGAGCGCGATCGCTGCCTGCATCCGCACCGCAGGTCGCCACCGTAATGGCTGCCGTGTAGTCATCCCGCCCGGCGATGCAGGCTTCGCGCCATTCGGTGAACTGGTCGACCATTCTGCGGACATTGGGAAACGATCCATCGACCACCTTTCCCCACATGCGGCGGGCGCCACAGGCTGCAAACCAGCCGCGCGCGGATATCGAGAACGAGACCTGCTCTGCCTTTTCCGCCACGGCCAGAACAATCTGCGCGGCGTCGATAGGCAACGTGCCGCCGCCCCCGACAGAGGCCACGCCCCGCATAGATGCGAGATGCATGCTCTTGCTGTCCGTCCCGAACATGTCGACGTTGCCGTCATGCTCGCTGAAGTGCACGCCGGCCATATGCCAACGAGCCTCGTCGTCAGTCACGGCAGATGCGCAGAACCGCAGGGCCGCGCGAAACACCTCGCCATCGAGCGATACCGGCTCGCCCTCGGGCGGGCGCGAATTCGGGAAGTCCTCAACGGAAACGGCGCTCAGCGTGATCCGGCTGCGACCGGAGCTTACCTTGGCCCGGTCACCCTCGACCTCGATCCTGACCTGACCTGCTTTGGCGGCGCGAACGAAGGTGACCAGCGGTGCGAATGGTAGCGCACAAGCGCCCTCGGTGCCCACCTCGGCCGATACGTCTATCTCGGACGTGCTGTCGTGATCGGAGACGATCAGGGTGGCGCGGTTGTCGTTGCTGACAATCTTCACGTTGGACAGGATCGGCCAGACCGGCTTAGCGGGGACGACGCGCCCGGCCAAAGTCAGAGCTGCGACGAGTTCCTTGGTGTCGATGGAGAGGATCATTCCGCCGCCCTCACTTTGGGCTGATCGTGGATCTTCACGAGCCGTGGTGCACAGCCATTCTTCTCTTCGATCTCGGCCGCGCCGGGTTCGTATTCGGACCAGCGGACCTTGGGCGCGGACGTGGCCCCGCCGATGGAAAGGCGGACATAGCCACTTCCGAACCGCGCGTAGATCGCATCCTTGCGGGCGTAAAGCGGTGCCTGCCGATAGACGCCGCCGCTGTGGACGATGACCTGGCCTTCGGGAATTTCGGTGAAGTAGTTCATGATTCAGAACCTCGCTTGCAGGAATTTCTGATGAAGCGCGCGGGTCCGCCGCACATCGTCGTCGCAGTATTGAGCGATGGTCAGGTGCTGGCCCGAGGTCCACGCTTCGGCCACCATCGAGCCGTCGAAGCCGGCCTTGCCCACGATCCCGAAGATCCCGCACAGGCGGTTCATGCTGATCATGTCGCCACGACCTGACCCGGCCCACGCGTTCATTGTGTCGAAGACGCCGGGCGCCCAGGGCTTCGGATCGCGCGGGAACGTGCTGGACGGCGGCAGGTCGATGCCAAGCACCACCGCACGTTTGAGCAGGAACGGGATGTCGAAGCCGACGATGTTGTGCCCGACCAACACGGACCCCGACAGCGGCAAGGCGTCGAAGAAGGCCGCGATTATGTCCCGCTCCTCTGTCACGCCCTCGGCATGCTCAACCCGGACATCGCCGTCGTTGATCGCCCAGCCGATGGTGCAGACATGCCCGGCTCCGGGATCGAAGCTGGTTTTTGCCCAGACATCGTGAGCCGCGCTTTCGCGGTTTTCCGCATACCAGAGGTCGATGCTGTCCGGCTTCTTGAGGTTCGCCGGGTGCTTGACGTTCTCGCGTGCCCGTTCAAGCGCACCATCGCGCTGGTCGGGAATCGTCTCGATGTCGAAATAGACGAAATCGCCCATCTCGTAGGCCGCGGCGACGTTCGGATGCAGTTCTGCAACAAAGGCTTCCGGCTCAACCGGTTTCGGAAGGGCAACCATCACGCGGCCTCCCCGTTGTCAGCGCCATTGTGCGCCGCCAGAAGCGCCGCCAGATGCTCGCGCCCGAGGTAGGCCGTGTGCGCGCCGCAACCGCAGCAGATGAGCCTGCCGTGATGCATTCCGACCGGGGTGGTGTCGATCTTCGCGATCTTGCCACTGCAGGTCATGCAGGAACGGAACGTGCCCGACAGCTTGTCGATCGCAACGGTCATGCCGTGTAGCGGAGCGTAGATATCCTGTGCCATGAAGAGACCTCCACTGGCTGAATTCGTTTCGGTTTGGTGAGGGCGTGCGGGGGAAGTTTGGCGACTAGACCCGCACGCCCAGCTCGATCAGGCGGCGTTGCCCTGGTTCAACCAGGGCTTGTTGCCGCCGCCTCCTGCCTGAGGTGTCGTGCCGCCGCCGGACTGGCGGGTGGCGCTCGGAGCGGAGTTCAGGGGCTTCGGTCCGCTGAATTTCAGCTTCTCGGGGTCGCCCTTTTCAAAGCCGACGCGAGCTTTGAACGGGATCCCGTGAATTTCGCTGCTGTCCTGCACGCCGAGTTTCCCACAGGCGTGGCAGACCGAGTTCCAGTCCCGCCATGCGATTTCCTGCGCCGTCGCGTTGGAGTTGATCAGGTTGAAGTTCGCCCAGACACGGCGGGGCGATTCCTCGATCTCGAATTCGCAGGCGAGATACCAGTTGCCCGCATTCTTCTTGCTCTCGACCATCTCCGACTTGACGAGCGAGAGGGTGTAATCACCCGGCTCGAACGGCTTCTGCGTTTCGCCGTTGGTCGGATCCTGCATTCCGCTGAGGTCAGCCATTTGTTTCTTCCTTTCTGAGTGTCAGATCAGGCGGCCTTGGCCGCGGGGTTGTCCGGGCCGAATCCGGGCATGTGGGGGACGAGAGCGGCGAAGCCTTCGCCCTCATTGACGAGAATGCGATCCGGCATGCCGTAACGGTTGCCCGCCTCGAACGTCGGACGCGGCGCAAGGTTCAGCTGGCGCTGGCCGCTGCCCTTGGCCTTCACAGTTTCCTTGTTGAAACCGCCCTTGGTCTTGTCGAGCGACACGGCCATGTTGAGGAATCCAACGATGTCGGCCCGCTCGCGGATCAGTGCCTCGGCGCGCTTGTGCAGCCGCAGCTTGTAGCGGGAATAATCCTCGCGCTCAGGATCGCTGAACGTCTCCACGACCTCATGACCGATCAGGATCACGGCCATACTCTTGTGGTCGCGGAGCCATGTGCAGGCGGAGAGGAATTCGCGCCAGATGGTGTCCGCTTCAAGATATCCCTTGCCGTAGCCGGGATCCTCAATCGACTTCCACCCCTCGCGCCGACACGTCTCCTGCCACACCAGCGGCTCCAGCTGCGTGACGCTATCCACCACAAGAGTGCGGAAGTCATGGTCCTCGGTCGCAAGCTCGGTCAGGGCCGCGTCAACATCCGCGAAGTTGGTGATCGGCCCGTCCGAGAACGAGGTAAGCTCGATGGACCCGGCACCGTCCTCCGTCTGGATAAAGATGGGGTTCGGGAACTCGCTGGCGAGCGTGGTTTTCCCCATCTTGCCGCGCCCGTAGAGGACGATAAGCGGCGGCTTGTCCGCCTTCTTGCGGACGAGGTTTTGAAGTGAAATGGCCATAGCCACCCCCTTTCTGTGCCGCCCGTTTTCGCCAGAACCCGGCGCGGCTGATTGACCCGCTCTATTCGGCGGGAATTTCAAACGTGACGACAATAGCCCCGCCACTGACCGGCGCGCCCACAACAGGCTCAGGCCGGAATTCTCTATCGTTGACGGCCAG